GTATTGTATATGTTATTTTTTTCATCAAAACATTTCATGATTTTTTCCCGAGACTTTCAAAAATAATTACACAAGAATTATTATACGCTTTAAGTTAAAAAAATTGATTTACTTTATCACCTTTAGCTCAAAAACAACTCAATAATTCATAACTCAATAACGCAAGATTCAACAACCCGATACCAATGACACACTCTGATAACATATGTTTAATTTGTTTGGAATGTAAAAATGACGAGGGTAAAAAATGTTATAAAATGTCATCTATTTTCAACTATATAAAACAATGCAAATGTGATTGTATAGTTCATTCAAGTTGTTTGCATCAGTGGCACACACTTGAAAATAATAAATGTATTATTTGCAAAGGAATAGTTTTTATAAAAAATAGTAATTACAATCATATTGTTTCACCTGATGTATACACATTTCAAGAAAATGTAATGTGGTTTATTAAATTTATAATATTACTTATGTTATGTTATGCTTCGGCAAATATTTCTTATAATCCAAAGTAGATTCGTATATTCGTATATTCGTAGATTACACTAACTAAAAGGAGCTACGCTCCTTCATGATGATTTTCGCTTTAGGGACGAAAATCATTTAATAAAGCTCCCAATATTTTTTTGCGGTTTTATTTTTTTTGCGATGATAACGAGTAAATCGTTTTTTCGTTTTTTTAATAGAGTTCGTATGTTTTTTTGTTTTTGAGTGTGCTTGTGCTTGTGCTTGTGTCGAATCATTCTTATTATTTATACGTGCATATGCATCCGCAGGATTGTATTTTAAAAACCATTCATCGTATTCTGGTGTGCCTTTTTTGTTTTTCAATTCTATGATTTTTTTCGCCTTCATAGATTTCATTTCTTCTACACTTTCCTGATGTCCATAACAAACAATACTAAATCGTTTTAACAATCCTTTTTGACTTAAACGATTTTTTTGCTGAACATCAAACAAAAATTTTGACATGCATAAAATACGGTCATTGTCATAATATGGTTCTCCGGCATATAAAAATGCCAAATAAAAACTCAACATAGTGTCAATAGTTGCTATTTTTATTTTTTGAGATTGTTGAATCAATATATTATAACTGTGACAACCAATTGGCTGATAAATAAACGCAACAGTATCCTTGCCCACTTTTATTTCATAATGTAAAGGAATAATTTCGCCAATATTAGGTCGTTTTATTATTTTCGCATTGTATATGCCTATATCTTTCAATCGTTCAACAGTTATTTCAGCAGTAATCAACGGGTCGTTTGAGAGAACATCAAAATCGGCAACTTTTTCAAACTTTTTTTTCAAATTCGCAGGCATATATTGAGAATACTGTGAAATGGCAAAACCTCCAAAAAAAACAACTCCTTGATTTATAAATGCATTTTTAACTGTCTCATAAATTTCATCTGCCTTATTCTCATTTTCCATTTTTCGTTGAAAATCAATTGTGCCACATTGCAAATCTGTCAAAGGATAATGTTTATTTAACAAAATCAATCGCTTCAGAACTTTTTCCCAACGACTCGTATCTCCTGCCGGTCTAGATAATTCTAAATACATGGACATTCTCAAAAAATTGGGGTCTGTATATAAAATTCCATTAACTCTGATTGCCTTTTTTTTAATAATATTGTATAATTTGGAAGGAATCAATGTAATGTCTGCAACTCCTTGAAAATTTACAAAAACTTTAAATGTACCGTGATGTTGTCCTGCCTTTGCTTCAACCTCTGTATATCCCTTTTCAAAATATAAATCTGCTAATTCTTTCGCATCGTTCAACGCATTTGGAGAGAAAAAGTCGTAATCAGGCAAATCAATATCTTCATTGTATATTTTGTCTTGTTCTGGTAATAACGCATTAATAGAAATGCCTCCATAACAAACCAATGCCTTTTTTTTAATGAAATTTTCTACAATAGAAATCATTTCTTGTGTTTCTTCTGTTTTAATCATTCGTTTGGCTATTTTAGCTTCGGCTTCATCAACTTGCATACGCAATATAGCCAATTCACAATCACTAAAACTCATTGATTTATCACACGCTTTGTCTTTCATAATATATGATGATATCTTTTTATTAAATACTAAAACTGAAATAATCACTAGAAATGTCTCGTGATTCATAAGACAATTCAGGACGCTGAGGCGTCGGGTCTGGCAATTCAACAGGAACATATCTTAATCTATCTGGTTTTAAAGCAAAAGCAAACCCGACTTTATCAAAAAAGCCGATATTTTCTTCCAAATAATTATCTACATATTGGTATCTCATTGCAATCATTTGACAACCGCTTTCTCTCACAACGATTCCATTTGGATTCACTGGATTGATTTCATTGTCCGGCATTCCCATTGACAAGTTTTGTTTGTTATATTCTTGCAATTCAATAAAATCCGGTGCATATTTAATATCATAATAACGCAATGCTCTCATAAAAATAGAATTGCTTGTCATGTTTACATATTCCATAAATTGATTGTTTTCTAAAAACATTTTATTTTCTCTGTCAACAATAAGAATAATATTGTTTTTACTTTTACTTGTCGTTGAATTTGATACAAATGTAAGCAATGGAACTGAACCAATATTTTTGCCGTGATTTTCATAACTATAATTTTCTCCAAGCATAAATCCAGAATATTGTTTAAACAAGTCCGCAAAATTGGCAATCATTTTTGAATTGTTACTTTTTATTCTTAAATGAATAATTAACGGGTCTGAATAATTTGGAGAAGTACTGGCTGAGAAGGCATAATTCGTTAAAATATTCATTACTTCTGAAAATTCTACATAATTATATGTTTCTTTTACATAATTATTGTCTAAAATAGAAGTAGACACAACTGGTTTGTCATCAATGGAATATATTTCAAAATCAAGTCCTCGACATCCTTGTTTTAATACATTAATTAAATTACACGTGTCTACATAATCATTTTTATAACTTCCACCACTACAGCAATTATAAGCGGTTTTAATATAATAATCCTGTAAATTATATTGACATTGTTTGGAGGATGCGTTCAATGGTTTGAGTCTTGTATTCAATGTGCCATAAATGTTATTCATAAATGTGCATTCCCTGCTTCTTAATCCAGTAATATATAAATAATAAAATATTCCTGAAATTATAACAACTAGAGTAATAATAAAAATAATTACTTGTGGAGTAGTTTTATCCATATTTATTATATATAAGAAGTATTTAAAAATATAAAAATACTTATATATTAATGGGTGGAGGTCTTTTAAATTTAGTAAGTCAAGGACAGCAAAATATTATATTAAATGGTAATCCTAGTAAAACCTTTTTTAAAACAACCTATGCCAAATATACCAATTTTGGATTACAAAAATTTCGTGTAGATTTTGATGGCTCTAGAACATTGAGATTGACTGAAGAATCCACTTTTACATTTAAAATACCTAGATATGCCGATTTATTAATGGATTGTTATATTTCAATTGATTTACCATCTATTTGGAGCCCCATTTTTCCGCCTCAACAAAATTCATCAAATGAAAATCCTGATTGGGTTCCATATGAATTTCAATGGATAGAAAATATCGGCGCACAAATGATTAAAAATGTCACAATTACCTGTGGTAATCAAACATTACAGGAATTCTCTGGTGCATATTTATTATCAATGGTTCAGCGTGATTTTAGTGGTGCTAAAAAAGAATTGTTTGACAGAATGATTGGAAATGTGGTTGACCTAACAGACCCAGCCAATGCGGGTGGGCGTGTAAATACATATCCAAACGCATATTATAGCCCAAGTGTTCCTGGTCCTGAACCATCTATTCCTGGAAGAACCTTGTATATTCCATTAAATGCGTGGTTTAATTTAAAAACACAAATGGCATTTCCATTAGTCGCATTGCAATATAATGAATTGCATATAACTGTTACATTACGTCCCATTTATGAGTTATTCACTATTCGTGATGTAATGGACCCGCTTAATCAATATCCACGAGTTGCTCCGAATTTTAATTTATATTATATGCAATTTTATCGGTTTCTTCAACCTCCTCCTGATGTATGTCTTGGAGTAAATTCATATGTAGACACACGAACGTTATGGAATTCTGACATTAATTTGAATTGCACATATTGTTTTCTCTCTAATGATGAAGCAAGATTGTTTGCGTTAAATGAACAAAAATACATATTTAAACAAGTGCGACAAACTATTTTCTATAATGTTACTGGACCAAATAAAATACAATTAGATTCATTGGGATTAGTTACAAGTTGGATGTTTTTTTTCCAACGAAGCGATGCAAATTTGCGAAATCAATGGTCTAATTATACCAATTATCCGTATGATGGACAGGTTCCATTTAATGTTATTCCTGCTCCAATTGATGGTATATTTCCAATACAACAATACATTGGATGTTCTTCGATTGGTCCTGGAATAAATATTGGCACAACGGATATGTCGGGCACACTTACTGGTTTAATGATTACACCTGTTTATACAATTGACAACATACAAGCTATATTGGTTGAATTAGGCATACTTTTAGATGGACAATATAGAGAGAACTTGCAGCCTGTGGGAGTGTTTAATTACATTGAGAAATATGTCAGAACTGCGTCAAACGCACCCGATGGACTATATTGTTATAATTTTTGTTTAACGACAGACCCTTTTGATTTGCAGCCTAGTGGAGCCTTAAATACAAATCGTTTTAATTTAGTGGAATTTGAATTCACCACAATTACACCTGCATTGGACCCATTTGCGCAAACACTCACTATTTGTAATCCTGAAACGGGAAATATTATTGGCATTAATAAACCGACCTGGCGAATTTATGATTACAATTTCAATATGGTTCTATTTGAAGAAAGAATTAATGTTGTCACTTTTGTTGGTGGTAATGCTGGATTAATGTATGCGACATAATAATAATAATAATAATAATAATAATAATAATAATAATAATAATATAAAATTGAACTGTTTAACCATATATAACCACATATAATCATACATAATAAATGAATTGTTCAATTTATGGAAAAAAATATGAAATGCAAGTATTTAATGTTGTAAAACAATGCACAATGATATTTGGTGAACACCACATAAAATTCAATACTCAACTTGAAATAGATTTGGGAGGATGTTCTCATAAAAATGATATAGAATGCAATATGAACGCAGAAAAAGATGTGCCAATTGAAATTAAAAAATATTTAACGCCTGATTGGATGCAATGCTCATTAAAATATGATACTGTAAATAAAAAATGGATAGGAAGTTCAAAAAATAAAATACCTGATTCATCTAAACAAATTTTTGAACAATTGATAGAAAATATCCAGTTGTTTAATGGGAAAATGCCTCCTTTTGTATCATCTAAAATAACACACGAGGAATGGTTACAAATAAAGAAGGAAACCACTGATTTTCACGATGCATATTTTAATTGTCCAAATGATACAATTCAGCGTTTATACAGTGAAAAAGGTTGTAAATACATACAAATATCTAAAAAAGGATTATATCATTTGGGAAAAGATATTTGTGAGTTTGAAGTTCCTGAATTTATATTGCCGCAAAAATTGCGAATTAGAACTAAAATTCATGAAAAAAAAGACAGTAATGGGTTTTGTAAATTGTCTGTAATTATTTCGTGTAAACCAAAAAATATAAAAGATTTACCTTCTAGCAAATACAGTTTAGATAATAATACGAGTTTGCCTACTAATTTGATTTATACTTTTTGATATTAATGTATACTTTTTGATATAATTATTATTTCTGATGAATTTTTGGATTTGTTCATTCCATATTTCCAATTC